TGCTCTTTGCCGCGTTCTCTCTGGGGTGCAAAAAGAAACGCACCATTAAGGTATCGTCCCCACTTGCCGCCCCGTTGCGGCTCATCGCCATGTCTGTTGTGCCGAAATCAGCTTCCATAAGTCTCTCCCTCCAGAGAATTAATGTTTAAGGTGCTGCTGCGCCAGTCCATCCAGCCGCCAAGGTTGCAAGCGTTGCGTCAGCGGGCGAATCCACATTGCCGTCAGTGGTGTTTGCCACAATCAGCGCAGGCGTCATAACGTCGCCAATGTACTGAGAGTTTTGCGGAGTACGTGCAGCGCCGTCTTGATCCAGCAGCGTCCACTGGTTAGCGTCACCCGTAAGGTTCGGCTGATCAGTTGCGATGCCGATTCCTGGCTGACAAGAACCGTAGTTCATGCCGCCATTTGCGTTAAAGCCGAAGCCAATCGCAGGGACTGTCTCGCCTTCGCGGGCAACAATTGCAGCAGGGTCAAAGTAAGTATTAGGTGAGTTAGCCATGTGGCCTCCTAGTAAAGAAATAAGGGGGCCGAAGCCCCCTGATGCTTACGCTGAAGTGATACGACCTTGGAACTGACACCCGCTAGAGGTGAGGTTTCCAGCCCATGCCAAAATGCTAACTTCAGCATCCTGGTTGGTTGCGTAACGCTTATTAGGTGACAGATTCACCATGTTGCGCTTTGAGTGTGGTCGGTAATGCAAGTAATCGGTGTTCAGCATGTAAGCTGTACCCGCTTCTGCGTAACCGCCGATACCACCGTCAAGAACCACATCGGCATCCATGAACTTGATGCTTGGGAAGCCCAAAGCAGCAGAACTGGAGTCGGTGAAGCGCTGAATAGCCTGAAGGCTTTCGGTGTAGGCAGCCCAGAACGTGTTATCAACCATGATCAAATCAGGGCGATCAGTTCCACGTACCAGGTTAGACCACATCGCATTCATTGCACCCTGAACAGTTGAGGCGTCAATTGCCGTAGCTGTGTCAGTAGCAGAGCGCCAGAATGTCCACGTAGCGCGATCAATGCCGCCATACGTGCCAGTCGTGGGGTCAACAGGAACCGCTGCGTCCAGTCCGTCAATTTCCTTGCCCGCAGAACCCGTACCGTCAGAGTACAAGCCTGAAGAGATCAGGTTAGACAAAGTAGACTCAGCAACAGTGATGCGTGACTCTAACAAGTCAATCATCGCCTCTTTACCGCTGTTCTGAAGCATCTCAAGACCTGAGATAACAACAGGAACCGCTGCCTGCTTAATTTGGAACTCAGCCGCAGAGATTACGTCACTCACGCCAACGGGCAGAATGTCATAACCTGAGTAGTAGCCTGCGTTAGAGTTTTCCGCGAAAGAAAGCTCCTGCATAATCTTGGAGCCGCCAGTAAAAGGCTTAACCTTTCCCTTTTGCTCAAGACGCGAAAGCAGTGCGTTATTTTTGGTGACGTTATCCGCAACGGATTTGCTGCGAGATTCAATGGTGGTTGCGACGATGTCGCTCACATTTGCAAAGGCCATAGTATTTTCTCCTATCAAAAGCCTGAAAGTTCAACTCGTTACCCTAGCCGCGTGAGAGGCTTTGGCTGATAGAAGTCCCTTGAATGACCTCTTAAATTTATAGCTCTACCATTGTGAGTGATAGAGCATTACTTGAAGTATTACATACGATTAGCGTTTTGAAAAGCCTGCTCTAATGTACTTCTGAGGTCTGCTGGGGCCGCACTTGAACCCTCGCCACCAGGGGTTCCGTGTATAGAGCTAGAGGCACGTTTACGTTGCTGGACCTGACCTTGAGATTGTCGTGCAAGTAACACTTTACGAATCTCTGGGTTTTGCCAACGAGCATGCTCCCAAGCCTCTTCTAGACTCATTTCACGACCATTACGGGCCGCAATGTCTAGAATGTCTGCAATAGGCTCTCTTAACTCATCAAAAAACTCGTGGCTTGCTGAGAAGCTTGCAATATCATCTGCCACCTTTTGCTGGCCCTGCTGCTGGAATTGCTGCTCCCTCTGCTGGAATTGTGCTAATTGCTGCTGGATTGGGGCCAAGCGCTCGTTAAACAAATCGTCAATCTTAGACTTGTTGCTCTGCGCTGGCGTCTTGTTATCCAGGAAGTCAGCAACTTGGGCGGGATTTACACCAAACTGACTGATTAGGCCCGCAACGGTCCTGGCCCGCTCAATCTCATTGCCTGTCTGTAATGCCGCGCCTGTCTGCAATAGCCCTGGCAGAATATTCTGAGGCCCGCCGTTCATCTGCATCAACTGACTATAAGGCTGCATCACCTTATCCATTGCTTGAGCGCGTCGAGCGTCATGGGCATACTTTTGCGCCATGCCACCAATACGTTCCTCATAGCGCCTAAACTCGTCCTTGGTTTGACTGTCTAGGTTCTTCCAGTTCTCGCGCATCCCAACCGACAAGCCTTTGGGCGCTTCATCTACGGGAGCGGCTTCGCTAGCGGGGCTTTCAGGGCTGACGTTTGCGGGTTCACCGCCTTCGACCTGCGGAATGATTCCAGCGCCATCGGTACTGGCTTCAACTGGCTCTGCGGGGGCAGAGGGTTCACCTGCGGGTTCATCTGGCGCGTCCTCAGATACTTCGACATTCTCGTGTTCCTCCCATGCGGCGGTTAATTCGTCCATTAAGCTTGTGTCTTCTTCACTCATTGCTGTCTCTCCAATTGATTGATTCGCTCATAAATCGCTTGTTTAACTTCTCGTGACCAACCTGCCTTCGTCCGAACATTAGGCGAAACACCACCTAAGTCCGCAGTTTGCACAACATCGTTACGCAAATTATGTTCCCGCAACTGCTTGCGGTCAGAAATCACACTGCCATCAACAACGCTTTTGAAAGCGTCTATGTCGCCGTGGATAGCGTGAGAGGTGCGCGTGACAGCAGCCCCCACTTCAACCAATTCATACTTACCTGTCTCGCTGTCGAGAACCTGTCGATATTTGGGCATTGAGTGCCGCCTCCAGTGTTGTTACAACCCTAGTTTTTCGTAAGCCGCTCTAATGGCATCAATAATTGATTCTGGCTTTCCCGCCTTCCTCTTTTTATTGCGATTCGAAAGACCCTCGTTCCATTCATCGAGATTCTCGGCATCCTGCAAAAACTTTCGCACTGAGGAATCCTCAAGAACATCCTGGTATTCGCGCCCCGACTCTTTTTCCACAACAGGAACCGCATAATCGGCCAACCCCATGCTGCGGTTAACTAGATCTGCCGTTTCCAGAACATCTGTTATTTTCTCAAGGTTTTCGGAGACTTTCCCGCCGTAACGCATTTGGTGGGCATAATTGCGAAGCGATCTGTCAACATCGTAATCGCTTTGTGCCGCCACCATGTCAGCAAACCTATTCTGTCGCTCTGAAAGCTCAGGATAGTTTCTGTGCCGATACTCATGTGACCAAGTAGATGGGATATTGTTCTTGTGCAACGCATTCACGCTTCCAGGCTCATATGACAACTCTATAGGGATGCCCTCGTAGTCATAGCGCTCTCTAATCACCTCATCAGAGGGGTTGTGCGCTCCTCTAAGGGCCAGACTAGCTCCGTCAGGAAGGTCCGATAACGCGAAATGATTGGCTATTGATGGGTCGATATCTCCCGCCATATACGTGCCTAATACATCCGCAAATTCCTCGTCATCAGGCAGCATGTATTTCCGACGAAGCTGGTCAGCAATAAACAACTGCTTTGTTTCTTCAGCCCGCGACATTGCCTTGCGTTGAGCGCCACCAGCCTCTGATAGGGCAGACTCAAGATCGCCTAAAAACTTATCCCACTTATCTCCCTCAGCCATTATAAGCCCCATTCTGACTGGCGGTGAATGCCGCCTCCGTCATGTTGTTTTGATGCTCTATCTGCTGTGAAGCTACATCGTATTGAGCCTGCGCTCGTTCTATCTCTAGATCAGCCGCCAACTGTGCCTGACTCTCTTGCAGTCGGGCATTCATCTGGGCCGCAATCGCCGCCAAGTTGTTCTGTGACGCAACCTGCTCCTTGGTCATGTCCGCTTGACTGTCGGCCTGAATCTTCGCCATCTCACCCTGAAGCTTGGACTGCTGGAGCGCCATGTCCGCTTGAGCCTTCATTTGCATCTTCTGAAGCTCCATCTGCGCCTTCTGCATCTCCATCTGCATCTTCTGCTGCTCCATCTGAGCCTTCATCTGCTCGGGTGAAGGCTGCTGTGGCTGACCTTTTTGCTGGGCCTGCGACTGCTGGATAGAATCCAACGCCTGATCCATCATGCCCTCAAGATATGCAGCACCCTTGAAGCCGCTCATGGTGAACTTAATCATGCCGATCAGAATCGGTAGCGCCTCGGGCATAACCTTAACCGCCGCCTGTGCGCTTTGCACAAACTGCGACATTGCCATCAGGAACTCAGTCCTTTCCTGCTTAACTTGCGCGTAATCCTGCATCGCAATGGATTCTGGACGGATCTCAATGCGCCATTTGCAATCAGGTGACTTCATAAGTTGGATAGCAGGCTCAACGTAAGGCGCATCAACCTGCGGCATATACATGGCCGCGGATTGGGTCACAATCGACTGCGGCGTATAGTGCTTGCCGATAACCTCAGCTTTTAGCTGCTCAATCTCACTGGCAAACCGCGCAAACTCTTCTTGCAGCGCCTGGACCCGAATAGACCCCATCTTGACCTTGGTGGCCTGTGTACTTGCCGCTGTATATTGGTCAGTCTGAGCGCCACGCATAATGTCAGACAGCCCTGTGACCTCATACAATTGGCTGACTTTAGCCTGCTGAACACCTTGTAATGTCTGCAAAACGCCAACAACAGTATCCACGGGGAACCAATCAACCGCGCCCCTGACACCCCCTTTCTCACTGAACATAGCCCAGTTATCCACAGGGATCATGTCGTTATCGACACCTTCTTGCAGCATACGGCCAACACTGGCCCCAGCCGTGGCGTCATAGACCCCAACAACCTTCACCGCCTCCGTAATAATGGCAATGCGGGTCTGTAGCTCATCAACCTCGTTATACAAGTCCTGCGCCAAGATAAAGTCAGCTTCAGGGCGAAACAGGTTAGTTGTTAAGTTAGCCGCCATTGGGCGCGGAGCGGGCCAAAAACCCGTTAATTGGAGGGGATCGGGTGTACTGTCCAACACCGCGTCACAGCCCTTTGACCACCAGTAGACGCTCTTGGATTTCTTGCACCAAATTTCCCAGACCGCTGCTTTCTGGATTGAACTTTCCTGATCCGCATCCGAATCGTTTTCGCCCGTTGGCGTTTGGTTTTTGTATTCAAGTTTTCCCGAATATTCCTCACCAAACCGCTCGGCAATCTCCGATTTGGTCATATAGTTTCTAAACGCCAGCCACGGCATCTCATCCCATGTCCGACACCAGCCCCACAAAAGATCCTGCCAATGAACATAGTCAATCGGCACCCTTTCGTTGGTGATGTTCTCCATCTCCATTTCCATGCCCGTCATGGGATCAACCACAACCTCAACCTCAGACTCATAGGTGTAGCGAACACGCGCCATACCCAGTCCTGGCAGCAAACGATCCTGTAAAGCGGCCTTTAGAACGCTTGGCAAGTCCTCCCCAGAAGGCTCTGAATCGGCCTCTAGCAAACGCTGGAAAAGGTTAGATGCAACACGCGCCACATCGTCATCTGGATCTTGGTGCGCCCTTGAAACGTCTACACGGGGCGTTGAGCCAAACAACATGCTCTGCAACGTCGAGACATTGGTATAAAACAGGTTTAAACGGCTTTGCGGGCCACCATCGGCAGAGCGGCGCTCATCCAGATAGCGGTCAACCACCTTATTACCCTTGGATTGGAAGTCCCTTAAACGCTTACCCGCTGCGGCAATCTCTTTCTGCCAGTGCTGCGCCCATTGCTGAGGTGTTTTCTCACCTTCAGGGTTCATTTCGTAAACAACCTGCGACTCAATACCCGAATCCATACCTAAATCCTCTGTCGGCCCCGCCTTTGGGGTGTATTCCACATGTCACCCAGCGCTTCGCGGGTATAAAGACCACCATCTTTGCGGATAATCGCACATTCCATTGCCTTTTTCTCGTTTATAGCATTGACATTTTTCTCGCCCATGCTAGCGGCCCTTCGACCCAGCAAAGAAAGGCAGTCAACAATGTCGTCATGGTCGCCAAACGGGAACTCACTAATCTCACGCAATAAATCGGTATTCCAGTTGCCGCGCACCATCTTCACGCCACCCATTTTCGCCAAGCCCCGAAAAGCCGCCGCCCTGAGTTCCTTATTCTGGCCCCGTGTCGGCATACCATTCAAAGGCACCAGCGTCCCCTGCTCCCTCAATATCTTATGCGCCAGATTCTTAAAGACCTTCGCGCCCACATCGTCGTCAATCAGCACCTCGATCATATTCCACGTTTGATGCAGCCGAATCAGGTTTGTCACGATATTGTCGGGCGTCACACGGTCACGCCACATGTCCACCAAATACAAATCCCCGTTGTGTATCCCGCCCACCACGCAAACAGAGAAGTCACCGCGGCCTTCAGTCATCGCAATATCTAAACCGCCATACAGATTCATCTGCGGAGCCTTATCCACCACCTCAATGTCATCAGGATTCAGCCAATCACCCTCGCTAGTCAGCGGCTTTTGCTGATACATGCCCGCCCAGCGCTCAGGATCACGCTTCGCCTCCGATACCATCTGATCCGTAAACCATTCGGGCCACAACCGCTCACCTATCTCACGGCCAATCGGGTCATCAACGCTATCAGCCTCCATAGGAATCCGTACCACCTCCCATGTCTCAGCCTCTTCGGACTTCAAAATAGCCCCAGGGATATCATCCGTATGCCAGCGGGTCGTCACAATAATCTCAGGTGAGCCAGGGATTAATCGGCTGCGATATTCGGTTCGATACCAGTCCAACGCGGCCTGTCGCTGGGTTTCACTATGCACCGCCTCAAACGAGCTAACAGGGTCATCAAGAATCGACAGATTAGAGCGCAGGCCCACAATCGACGTTCCCACACCCGCCGCCGTCATCGTCCCCGCCTTCAAGTTAGAAAAGGAACTGACCGATTGATTAGAGGGGTCAATCGTCGTACTACTTAATATCCGAAACTGCTCGGTCTGAATGGCCGCACGACAGCGCCGCGCAAACTTCTCCGCCAAAGACTGCGTGGCCGAACAACGCAAAATATGGTGTTCAGGGTTCATCGCCCACCACCATGTCGCAAACTGAATGGACACAATGGTTGATTTGGCCGCACCTGGAGGCAAACACACCATCAAACGCTTAATCTCACCCCGAACCACACGCTCTAAGTGATGCGCCACAACCCGATGGTGCTCCTGATGCGGAAACACAAAGTCATTGTGATCAGATGCCGCCATATACTGACGGAATAACTCTAAGCTAGATAACGCATGCTCAACCTCCCAGAACTGTTGCTCTACGTCGGATAGGTTGTCAGGGTTGATATCGTCCAGCATTTATCCTAAGTCCGTAACCTTTAATTGTTAAATTAACTTCAATTGCTCGCCTGGAAGCGTCTTTCTGAATTCGTGAAAAGCGTCAAACCGTGACCGCCTATCGTGTCGATATTCGGCATCGTGCTTAAATTCTTTGTGGCAAGGTATGCAAATGGGCCAAAGAGCCGCCACCTCAGCAGAACTGTTGTCATACCAGTGGTCAATGTTGATTTGATCGTCTGACACTTCTTTTTCGCAGCAGGGACACCTAGAGCCTCGCGTGTGAAAAACCAACATCAGCCTACCTTTTGTTGCTTTTGATGGATCTTTTCGCCTGGTGGCGTATTTGCCCATCCTGTCATCAACCGCCTCAAGAAGCTTTTCATCACGGCGATCAAGCTCATCCCGCAATTCATTAAGCGTATTCCCAACCGTAGAAGGGGTCTTTGCCGTCTGCTCAAGCTCAAGCCATCGGTCAATGATTTTTGTTCGAATCTCTGTGTTGTAGCCAGAGACAACAATCATACTTTCCCGAAAGGGAAGCCAATAACACGGAGACTTCGCGCCATTCCTGCCTACATAGTTGCCTCCAAATTTGGATGCGGCCTCACCAAGCAATTCGCGGATATCGCGCATAACGTGGAAGTGCTGCTTGCGACAAAGATCAGCGATCTCGAGCGAGGACATGGTGATTTCAGCTTTTAGTGAAAGACTGTTCATAGTTAATCCTCCCATTTAACCAGCAATTATCCGCTGGACAGGTTCTGAGGCGTCCTCGGGGACTTCTTCGTAATCAACCTCTTCAATGTCGCCAGCGTAATCAGCGTCTTCGTCAGCGTCCTCAAGGTCGTTAGTAACGTCTTTCTCAGGCTCCGTATATTGCTGGGTCAACCGCGCCATCAACTCATCACGGGTCAGTGAGGCCGTATTACCCGAATCATTACCCAAGGTCGCTACCTGAACCCGATCAACCGCCTTCCCATACGCCCTATCCAACAAGCTATTGGCCGCATTCACCACATCCTTAGCAGGGGACTCCGAATCCTTTAAAACCGCTAACAAGGCATCTAGAGCCTCCTGAGAGTGCTGACGGAACTTGTCCTCAACCGTGGCCCTCTCCCGCAATAAATATTGACCCTTCAAATTACGACGCGGGTCAAAGCCCTTGCTGAAGTGGCCTGAGTGCTTCTGTCCTGGCTTGCATCCTCTGGGCATATTCAATCCTTTTCAAAATTTTTGAGGGGGGTCTAATTAAATTTCTCTGCTTTTTTTTCAAAAAGGGGGCGGGGGGCCTCGCTCGATCCGCCGATTTCAACTGATCAAAAAATAACCAATTTAACATAATGGCGGTTATGCGCGTAGGTGATTCGTTATTTATCAATGACTTAGCGTTTTCGGGTGCATTATGGTGATGCGTGGTAATTAATGACACCCCCAGAAATGGGGTCCAATCAGGGTGATCACGGCGCAAACTGGGCGAGTTTGGGGGAGCGCTTGAACTGGTCCAGCCAATTAATTTTTTTATAGCGCTAGTCAGGCAAAAGTACTCAACCCCCCAAATCATTAGCTTTCCCCCCAATATCCCGACATTGCTTTTCACATTCCTGTTGGATGCTCAAATTATAACCACTTATTGATCAACTAAGCACCACCATTACCTTATTACCTTGTATCCCTATACTACCTATTAGTACTAGGTGACAGGACAAGCTTTGCCGATCAATAGCGGATTAGCGGGTTTCAGCCCTTTTACCCTTACCAGCCATCCCCTGGCGAACTAACCACATTACCTGCTCTATTTGCTTGCCAATGTAATACATTAGCTGCTAGCATTACCCCAGTGATGCTAATTCACTAGCTACGCGGGGCATTCCGCGAATTGGAGTAAAGACAATGGCTGCATTTAACCTTTTACCGACGGCGCAGGATTCTATTCGCCTGGTAACCACCACCCCCACACTCGCACCTTATACCGAGGTTTTGATCGGCAACCTGGGACCGATGCGCGTTCTGTTTAACGCGTTTGATGGTTCCTGCGTTGCGACCGTAACCACGCCAGAACTCGATAAGTTGATACGCGATGGCGTCACTCACACGGTTAGCCAGGGCGGCGCAATGATCGAAGTGATTGAGGTTTCATTATGAGAGCTTCCGATTTAGCGTTTTTTGCTTTTATGGTTTCAAGCGTTGGAATCTGTTTAGCCATGCTTGTTGCATCAGTTCTTATTAATGGGGGTTTGATATGACCAAAGGCGAAGCGGCACTTAATACCCTGGGGGAAAACGCTAATTTCGATTGTGCGCTACCCCAGCATTGGGTTGATGAAATGCGCCATAAGGGCTTTGACGTTAGACCGCATTTTGTGTGGTTCTACGGGGATTCTATATGGGGTGAACCTATGCCAATAACAGAGCAAGGGCAAACAATGGCCGATCAAATGGGGAGCTTGTAAAATGAGCGATACTTTTTTCACCTATAGGATTTCAACCGTAACCCGTAACAGCATTGGAGGATGGACCGTTGTTTATCCCGTGCGCGATGAACCAGGCGAGGGATTACTGGTTAGCGAAAAGCATTTTGACGCGGACCGAAAAAAGGACGCGTATAAATTTGCTCAGGAACGGGAAGATCAATACCTAAATTGCCACGTTAAAAGCATTGAGCACACTTTCAATACAATATTGGATGTTATGCACGACCCCCAGCGGTACATGTTACTGGCAGCACAAATTAAGTTTTTGGCCGATCAAATACGCGATTACCAGGGTGATAGTGGTGATATTTGGTATATAGGGGAAAACGACGAGTTTGCCATTGGCGATTTCATCCCCGCGGCATACTGGCATTTTTCGCACTGGCACGACGGCCAGCAATCTTGGGAATACCAAACCTTGTCAGCGCTGGGGACGATCTTTTCCCCTGGCATGACATCGGAACCCGAACCCGATGAACCCGAACACTACCCGTTCCAGGTATTAGGCGAGACTGCCGCTAGTTTTTGGGGTCACGTGAACTAAGCAAATCCAACCCCCAACCCCTACCACGTGACGGTGCAGGGGTTTTTTGGTGCCAGGAATGGCAACGGACGCGGCCTTTTCCGTGAATAGGATATCTAGCAATGAACTACCAATTTGTTAAACAGAGCAGTAATAAGAAAATCGGCGCTATGCCTTGCACTAACTCCCACCGCAATACTTGCCCGCCATCGTGCCCGCTAATCGAAAACGGTTGTTATGCCCATAGCGGATTTCACACTCGTTTAAACTGGGACAAGTTAACCAGGGGTGAACGCGGCGATACCTGGACCGCGTTAATGGATTTGATAAGCGCGTTACCCTTAAAAACCCTATGGCGCCACAATGTGAGCGGGGATCTACCAGGGGACCGCGACACAATCAGCAAATCAGC